CCAACAAGAAGGCTTTTAAGCCAAAATCAACACACATCTGCATATCATACGAAGCAGGTTCATATGTGTGCCCACCGTCTACTAATGCGAAGTCAAACGGTTGTTTACCGTCATGATATGAGTCGATTTCTTGACGCACTATATGTGACTTGCCTGGAATCCAAACCCATCTTCCCTTGTACTTTTTGTACATAACAATCGCCATCTTCCAACGTAATGTTGGATCAACGAAATCACCACGATGTACACCTGTTCTGTCAATAAAAGGTGACACAGACACAAGAGTTGAGTTTTTAAATATCTCTAGTTGATATGTTGTTGAATGCCCAAGGTGAAAGCCAATCTCTAAAACATGCTTAGGTTTATAGAGTTGTCTCGCAAACTGAAACGCTCTAAACACCTCATCAGTAGGCGGTAAGTAACCCCAACCTTCGTCGGGGAATGGTAAATGATCTGTATTCATCCAAAAAAATCCTCAAGGGTCGCTCTAGGTTCAGAGGACCAACCAACAGCATTAAGAATAGGTTCGAGTGGATCAAGAAACGTCTTCTGAAACTGTAAGTCAAAGTCAATCTGATTATGTACACCAAACTCTTTGGGTAGCGCCATTGAGAATGAGATTACATTTTCTTTGATTGCATTTGGCTTCTTCAGATAAAGAAACTTAATCTTCTCACCATCTTGAATATATTCATACTTATCACTTATGCCATGCTGTTTGACATAATGATTATATAGTAGCGAGCCACGTACGTGAATCGGGCATCCTTTTGCATAGATTTTTGTACGGTCTTTCCACTTTGTGATATCACTCACACCACGAGGAAACGCAATCGCTTCGGGCGCAAGGTCTCTAAATGCGGACTTAAAGTCAGAAATGAATCGTTGTGTGTCTGACTCGGTACCTTCTATGATGACTCGAAACACCTCTTTCATCTTGTCACGTACAACCTGAGGAGTACTCGATTTAATCGCTTCGATACCCATCATCTTCAACTTAGGCTGTGCATACTGTACGCCCTCGTTGTTGTGTACATTCAGAATGTAACGTTTCTTTGCCATCCATATACCACGGTCCGCAATCGCTTCACGTTTCATCACCATACGATTTTCATATGCACCTGTATCATCTGCGAGTTTCTGATACGCATTCGCAATAACTTTCTCGAAGTGCTCTTCGCAGATTTTATCAAGAAACTTGACAGGATCTTTAGGCTTAAACTTCTCAACGACAGGAGCCATGTTAATGTATACCGAGTCTGTATCGATTGCAACCACATAGTCTTCGTCACTATTAAGAAGTTTGTTCATATCATCATTGACGGCTTTCTCTGCGGTCTTAATCGCACGTTGACCTGACATGGTCACACCCTCAGCAATCTTCTGGTCAAAGTAGCGGAAGTATTTGTTAGCAAGCGCACCATAGAGTGAGTTCATCAAAATCTTAATCGCCATCTGCTGGTTGTCAAGTGTGTTGATTTCATTCTCAAGGCGTTTTGTAGGCGTCTGCTCGTAGACTTGTTTGGCTTCAAGCATAGACTTTTTAATCTTTACACGATTATCATAGAACTTCTTGATAACGTTAGGAATGATACCTTCTCTATCTTTCTTAAACATAGCACCGTTAGCACACTTCGAAACATCATCTTCAGTGTCATACGTCATCGTTTCGGGTGACATATTGTACTGAACAATGATATTAGGATATAGTGAGTTCAAGTCGAACGACACAACCCAGTCATGCGAGCCAACGAAAGGTTCTTTCACATAGCCACCGACAATCTTACTAGCATCGTGGTCAATAGGTGGCTTAGGTGGAATCACAACGTTCTTACTCTTCAGTTCATTGTAGATGATAGAGTCCCATATAGCGGTCGTACCAAACGTGTCAGAGTAGTTCGAGCGGGCTTGATAGGCAATCGTCATTGCAAGCGCAATCAGACCCATCTTCTCTTCAAAGCGGTCTACCAGTTCAACGTCTTTAATGTTATAGTCGATGAACTTTTGAAAGTCGTGTTTGTAGAGACTGTGTAGCGAACCATATTCTTCATATGACAACTTGTTCTCACCAAGTACAACGTGAGCGATATGATCTAGTTTATATGATTCTTGCTCACCCCAAGTAAGTTTACCGAACTTCTTGAATAAGTCAAGATAGTCAAGTTGCGCAACACCGTCAATCTCATAGGTCTGTTCGGTGCCGTTCATTACACGAACTTCACGAGACTTGACAAGCCCCCATGGTGACAACATCTTAACTGATTCAGACAAACCAATATTGTGTAGACGATTGACAATGTAGGGCATATCGAACATCTTAGAGTTCCAACCGGTCAATACGTCGGGGCAGTTATGGCGCCACCAGTCGATGAACACACGCATCAGATGTGATTCATTATCACACTGAGTATATACAACATCAGAGTTGGTCACCTCATAATCACCCATACCCCACACATAGTAGATTTTGTCTACGTTGTTCTTACAGGTAATAGAGATAATCGGATGCTTCGCTTCGTCGGGGCGAGGGAAACCTTCATCAGATGCAACCTCGATATCGATGGTTGTGATATTGATTTGGTTAATATCAAACTTTATCTCGTCAGGAAAGTATTCACTAATAAACTGAGTGACAAAGTTTGTCTGCCCGTAGACTGCAAAGTTAGGTACACCATCGTACTGTTTCTGAAAGTCTGCGGCTTCGCTCATACTATCAAACTGCATGGGCTCAACAGAACGATTGAACAGTGTCTTGTACTGACCAGAGGCTCTTGGTGATTCTACGAAGAGAGTGGGTTTATATGATATACGTTTTTCGACACGTTTGCCGTGTTCGTAACCACGATATAAGATTTTGTTGCCGTAGCGAGATACACTTGTATAAAACTTCATGCTATAATATTATCACACCTGTTAGTCAATGTCAACGAACTTAAAGTTAGGATGCGTCTTTCTATTGTATCGTTCAATGCGTCGATTGATAGGTCTATCGATTACCGTTGTGCCTTTCTGCTCATCAATGAGTTGACACACTGGGGCTTCAAGTATCTTTCTCGGCTTGTTAAATGCTTCTGTAACAGTTCTACCTAGCCCAGTCTTATTGTCTTGCCCACGTTTAGGCCAGTACACATTGTTAAACTGATTGTCATTTTTCTTTGTAATGATATCAGTCACCGAGTGTAGTATTCCCATAGGACCAGTGTTATTTGTATTGAAATCATCTTCAACACGTTCACAGAACATTTTTGATACAATAGGATGCGAAGTGTAACACTCCATCGCAATCCCGATATTGCATGTGTACATCTGCTGATACTTCGACATAATCATACGAAACGTATCTTCATGTTCGGGGCGCAGATATGCATCATGCTCCATAATCCAAAGTCTTTCACCATCTGCGATACGCTTGTGCATACGATACTGTGAATGAAGTGAAGCCTGTTCTTGAGGTGAACGAGGCTTCTTAGGATTAAGTGTTATTGTATCTAATAGAGTGTCAGGTGTCAAGCATTGTACGACATGAATCTCAAATATATCTGAGACTGGTTCAAATGATTTTAAAGCAACTTCATGATACTTTACTGCAAGAGGATTAGTTAAATCGACTTGCATATATGCTTGAATCTTGGTTGACATATTGTTACCTTTTAAGTAATAATCTGTGAACTTGGTGTAACGATTTTACTGAATAGTTTTTTGTAGTGCTCAGTGATAGATTCGTCAGGATCAGCGACATAGATTGTCTTATCATTAGGCACTGTAACCGTATCACCTTGTACGAATGGCGCATATGGGATAAACGAGATTTGATTATTTTGATCTGGTATCAACACAACTGCATTTGTGAAAGAAAGTGAAGATCCATTTGTAGTGACTTCAGCCATTACATCTTCACCTGAAACCATACGTACGATTTTAATATCTGACATGATATACTCCGATTAAAAAGGGGGCCGAAGCCCCCGACATATTAAATAAGTGGCATTAGTGTAATAAAGACCGTAAATACGGTCATCACAGTAGCCACAAGCAAGCCAAATGTATCTAAACGGCTATGCATTTTGGTCTGTTGTTTCATTAGTAGATTCCTCGATAGATTTGTTAATAATAATCTTACGAGGACGCTTCTCTTCCGGGATAACAACTTTCAGATGAACTGCCAAGATGCCATCCTCATGAGAGGCTCCGTCTACTTCTACATACTCGGACAAACGAAACTGACGTTTGAAAGCCTTCTGTGAAATACCTTGATGAATGTAATCACGACCACGACGTTCGTGCTTTCCTGAAATCGTCAATGTGCGTTCGTTCTGTTCGATATCCAACTCGTCGGCTTTGAAACCCGAACATGCCACTTCGATCAGATAATGATTGTCATCTACCTTGACCACGTTATGTGGTGGATAGTTATCGTTCGCCGTGCGCCCGATGAAGTCTAGTTCGTTTAGTAAGTGGTCAAAACCTACAAAAGTTTGACGAGGGAATAAAGATTTAGTAGTAGTCATAGTTTTCTCCTTTATTAAAGCAAGATAAGTGCGGATACCCGACCATCGGCATATCCGCTACTATTTATACAAGTATTACTTGTTACCGATATTATATTTTGGGCAAAGTTCCCACATATTTTTCTCTTTATGTGGAATAATCTTCACCTGTCTTAACGGTGCACAGTTTGAGGCTTTTTCCTTGTCGATGATTTGAACCAATCCCCAATCTGCTAATAGTGTCGCAATCGTGTTACGACGTTGTACATCTGCTTCTTCTAAGTTTGATTTCTTACCGTCAAGTAAGAATAACTCTTTGAAGTGAACGATGAAGTAACGACCTTGCTTATGTAATATATGACAAGATTGGAACAACTTCTGTTCACGTCTCGAAGCAACTCCCATACGTGTGAGTGTTTCTCTCACTTTTAAAAAATCATCAGGTTCGTTTAATGTGACCTCAAGCATATGGCTCGGATCCCAGATTTTACTTTCTTCCACCTTTGAATGTCCTTGTTTTTAGTTCTTCTATCTGGATAGGTGAGAGGAGTTTAAGTGCAGATTTGGCTTTTTCATTGCTATATCCATAATACTCCTTAACCACTTCAATATCGTCAACGACTTCGGGTTTATCCCATTTACTAAATCGTTTACGCTTTCGTATTATATTTAGTAAAAAATGATATTGTAGTTTCCCGTCAATCTGGTGATACTGATTCATCACATTAGCCGCGGCTACTGTGTCCGGAAAGTAAGACAAAGAACGATTCACAAGGAAAGATGTATACACTTTCTCGTTCTGGCGATCTAGTGTATCATCTTTAAGTAAATCTTGCTTACTGTGATTTATTGAGTTAACAAAGTCAAATGGCTTCATTAGTTGAACTCCACATTTGCCATGATTTCAGTCATGCATGCCACAATGTTTAGTTCATGGTCTGCAACAAATGCATTCTTATATTGATAATCAGCAAGAATCAATACAAGTTGCGGAATCGAAGCAGGTGCAACTTTCTCAAACATCTGATCATAGATGCTACGAAAGATAGCCGTCACATCAACATCAATGTTATTCGTGACCCATGTGCGCATTTTCTTGAAGTCTTTGTCTTTGAGATACTTAAACAGTTTCTCATATTCACCGTCAGAACCACCGACAAGAACTTCGGTAGTCAGTTGACCGCCAATACTAAAACGTTGACATTCATTGATGATGCGTCGCCAGTCTGGTGCATACTTCATGATAAGAGATGCAACCAAGTCTTTGTTATACTCAACACCTTCTTCTTTAAGAATCGTTGCAAGTCGTGACATAAACTGCCCACACAGTTCAGCCATTTCTTTCTTAGATGTATTGAACTCATACACACCACATCGTGAGTGTAAAGGCTCAATGATTCGATTCTTAAAGTTACAGGTGAGAATGAATCGGCAGTTACCTGAAAACTCTTCAATGAACCCACGTAATGCAGGTTGAGTTGACTGAGGATTCAGATAGTCTGCCTCATCAAGGATGACAACCTTAGAGTCGCCACCAAGTGATACAGTCGAAGCGAAGCGTTTAATCTTGCCACGAAGTGTATCGATGTTGCCTTCTTCAGATCCATTGATAACTATGTAATCATAACCAAGTTCATCACATAGGGCTCGGGCAACAGTTGTTTTGCCAAGACCTGCTGTACCTGTGAACAACATGTTAGGTAGTTGACCAGATGCAACAATCTCGGCAAATACATCTTTTAGTTTTTTAGGCAGAATAGTATCTGCAATCTTACGAGGGCGATACTTTTCAACCCATAAAAAATCGTTCATAATATAATACTCCAAACATAATAAAAAAAGGTCAAGTCGGGGGAGTTACATTATGAGTTATTTTTTCTTATCGTTCGCTGGTTCTGCGCCTTCGTTTTGTTCGATTAGTTGAATCAACTGAATGCACTGGTCACGTAGTTGACCGATAGTGCTTAGTTCTTCACCACGAAAACCACCACGTGCTGTTACGGTGTCAACAACTGCGACAGTGCTACGGGTGATGCGATTTGCTAAGTCAATCATTTGATTATCCATTATTTACTCTCCGAAAGTAGATGTTTTTTCAAGGGCGATCCAGTATTGAATGCCTGAATCAAGGTTTTCAAAATGCGAAATAAGTTTAGATGATACACGAACTTGGTAGTCACCGTCAACCAGTTTCAAGTTTGAAATGTTAAAGATTAATGTAAAGTTTTCTGTGTCATAATGACCATCTACATCAATCGTAAATACATTTGATGTCTTATCGCTGTGATCGATTACAGATAGCGCAAGCACACCGTCATTTACAGTTACAGACATTTCACTATGACCTAGAACAGAAGCCGCACGTTTGATACGATTCAACGTTGCTTGGTCAAGTTTAAAAGATACTTCAGCAGGTGGCATAATAATATCTTTTGATGGTGTCGTTAGAATAGATGGATCTGAGTAGAAGTACTTAATACGTGAACGACCACTGCCATCACCGATAAGAACATAGTCATTATCAAAAGTTAAACGAGGGCTATCAAGTAAAGATACTACGTTCAGAAACTCACCTAGATCGTAGATACCTACAGTCTTAGGAAAGTTCACATCTAGTTCAGCCGAACTCAACACATTCTTTGCTTCAGATAATGTCTTGATAACATTACCTTCTTGCAGAACAATGTTAGGATTGATAGATGCGTAGTTCTTCAATACTTGAATCGTTTTTTCAGTTAGTTCCATTATAATAGTCTCTCAAGTTGTTGTTCATTAATAGTTGTTGTTCATTAATGTTGAACATTATAGTTTATTGAACAATGGGTTGTCAAGCGATTTTGCTGAAGTTTTTAGACTTAACAAACTCAATCTTCTCTTCGAACTTACCATCTAGTAACTCACCCTTGTGTGAGATGATAAACACATTGGTGTCTTCGTCAAGAGTGTCCAGTATCTTTGTTAAGTTGTCAACGCCTTCTGCGTCCAGACTTGAATCAAACGTCTCGTCTAGAATCAGAAGATTAGTGGCGACTGAGTTCTTCATCTTAGCGACCATACGCCAAGTGAACAGCAGTGCTAGGTCGATACGTTGCTTCTCACCCTCTGAGAATGAATCATAAGAAAACTCATCACGATGGCGTGAACGAATCGATTCTTTAAATGTATCATCAAGATTAAATGATACAAAAAAGTCGAGTATCTGTAAATACTTGTTCGTCAGATTATTAATGACAGGCAAGTATTGTTTGATAATCTTTGTCTTAATACCAGTGTCTTTCAACATCTCAGTAATAACAGTATTGTAAGCAGACTTATCTGCGATATCAGATTTCTCGTCTACCAGAACATTTTTCTTATTGCCGAGTTCTTCGAGTGCACGTGCCGCTTCCACGATGCTACCTGTCTCGCTCTCTGCCTCTTCAATCTCTTTCTGTAGTTTACTAATCTGCTTCTGCGCTTCACTGATTTGCACCTGTTGTTGGTATTGCTCGTTCAGTTGTCTTTGGATATCTTCGAGTTGATTGCTGATAGCCCTTTGTTTTTCGCTAAGTTTAGATAACGTCTCACCCGCTTGCTCTTTGCCCTTCTCAAACTCAGAGAACTTTGCTTTGGCTTCTCGGGTTCGTTCTTCTTTAAACTCTTGCGAAATGCCCTGAGTACACGTAGGGCACGTTTCGTTTTGGTCATAAAACTTTAGTTCTTTTGCTAACTCTCGTTGTTTAAGTTTGAACTGGTGTTCATACTTTTCTATTTCACGAATCTTTTTGTCTAGTTTATTTAGTTCTTCTTGCGTGGTTTCCTTAGCATTTTCATCAACACGAATCAAAGCAATCTGTAAAGGCTCAATCTTCGCTTCTAGTTCGCTGATTTGTCTTTGTTTGTCTGTTTTTTGAGTTGATGCCAAACTCTTAAGTTTTTCATAATACGACGACTGGGTTTTGATTTTCTCATTGATAACCTCTAACTCAGATTGATTTGCTCTGCTCTGTTCTTTTAATATCGACACACGTTCTTTCAGAATACTATTCATCTTTGAGAACACATTGATGTCAAGTAAGTCTTCGATTACTTCACGACGATGATTAGCAGGTAACTGCATAAACGGAATAAACGATGATGAACCAAGAACCACAATCTGATGAAATGACTTGTGATTCAACTTTAGAATATTTTGCTCGAGGACACGCTGATACTCTTTGTTATGTGATTCTTGATTCACCAAAGTTTTGTTCTTATAGATTTCAAACTTGTTAGGCTTGATACCACGAACTACACGATAGTTATTTGGTCCAACAGCAAACTCGACTTCAACAAGACAATCTTTCTTATTGATTGAGTTCACGAGTTGTGACTTCGTGATGTTACGATGCGCTTTACCAAATAACGCAAATGACAACGCATCAAGCATTGTCGATTTACCTGCACCATTCTGACCAACGACAAGAGTTGACCGAGCATAGTTTAGGTCTATCTCAGTCATGTTGTCGCCAGTTGACAAAAAGTTTTTGTATTTCAGTTTATTAAATGTAATCATATGTTGTATATAATATCAAAAAGAAAACGTGCTGTCAAGCACTTAATATGCACCGCCAGACCGTCACAGCCGTACGTGGTGCGCTTCTAATCTACTTGACTATACTATCTCACTAGTCTGTGCTTCGATCATAAGTTCATTAACAATCGACTTGATTCTGTCTTTATCAAGATGTGTTTCAACAGCATCAATGTACGTGCTCAATAACTCTTCAGTAGATTCGACTGATACACTCTCATCATCAACTGAGCCACCAACAAACTCTTCAAAGTTCTCAGCAATCTTCAGTTCATGTACACGCTTTGAGTGTAATCTGTCTAAGTAGAAATCAAACAGTTTAGGATTGGATTTATTGACAACAACCACTTTGACGAACTTATCAGTCACATCAGGTAGTTTGCCTGTGCGATACTTGAACTCTGCTTTCTCAACTGTATCGTCGTAATAGACTCGTTCAAATAATCGTACAGTGTTTTGTACTGGTGTCAACTCACGTGTCTCTGTATCAAATACATGAAAGTATTTCGGATCATGTGCGTCTGACCAGAAAAACTCCATCTGTGAACCTAGATAGTGAATGTTACCAGATTGTGATTTGGTGTGAAAGTGACCAGACAACACCATTTCGAAACGTCTGAAATGTTCAGCAGACATACCTTCTTTACAGATAGAACCTGCTTGCATCTCAAAGCCTTCTAACTCAAGGTGTGCTCCGACATGTGTTGCTTTACACTTAGAAAGAAACTCTAATGATTTCGATTCATTTTCAGGATTAATCCATGGCAGTAACGCCATGTTCAAACCGTCATAGTTGACAACTGTTGGCTCTTCGATGATACGTACTTCGTTCATGTAATGACCAAGCAGTTCTTTCAAAGAGTTCAACTGATTTGTATTTTTATAGTAAACGTCATGGTTACCAGGAATGATATCCATGTGAATGCCTTCACTGCGTAACACATCAAGAAAGATTTTTCGGTTGTGCTCTAATGCTTTGAAGTTGATAAACTTACGATTGTCGTAGTAATCGCCAAGATGCAGTATCTTTTTAATACCGTTCTCTTTGAGGTATGGGAAGAACACTTTGCGGTAGAACTTCTCCTGATAATCCATCATGATATCAGATGAGTTACGAATGCCGCAGTGCGTGTCATTCAGAATCGCTATCTTCATTATCTATTCGCTCTCTCATTTTATCATACTCATTATCGAACCCACCAGTTAGTGAAACCCAAATAAGTATGATAGGTAAAAACAGTATTACACTCAGTACAAGAAGTGTATCTTTAATCTTGTTCATTATACTATTTTACAAGAACTCTGTCAAGTCTGAATCTACACTTCGAGTGCGTTTTTTACGCTCACGCTTACTATACTCTTTAAATGCCTTATCATTTGTTTTAACAACATCTATACGTGTGCGTAGTTCATCGACAAATGGTTGAACATCATCACCTGCATCAAGCGAAGAGTTATCAAGAAAGTGCTCGATACCTGCTTCAGCAATAAACTTAACTTTCAAGTCTTGTTGCTTCTTCTCTTTCTCGATGCGTCGTAGAAATGCATACCATGCGATCTGTGTGAAGTATGCAAATGCATTAGGGTTACCTGTACGTGTAGCGGTCTCAACATTATAGTTGTCAATCGCTTTGAGACAGTTCTCAACAGCATCCATGACCATCTCTTCACGATAGGTGTAGCGTACAAAGTTTGCTTTGTGTGATAAGCCTTCTGCAATCTTCAGAAAGCATGATGCGATGTAATCAGTCACGACCGGTAGTTCGTTACTGTTTTTACGTGCTTCTCGTAGTTCTTCACAGTAGTTTACTACTGCCTGCGAGAACTCTTTGTTGTTGACGTAATGCGGTTTATCCTTTGGTTTCATTTCACTCTCACTTATAGTCTTTTGACTTTATAATAGTATACTAAAATAAAATATTTTTGTCAAGTGGTTGACAACGATAAAATAATATGCTACCCTAATACTGTAGTGTGCCGGGGATAGAATATACTAATGAAATGTCTTACTTTCGAACTTAACAACATTATCTTCAATAGCATCTTCGATGGCTTTCACTTCTAACATTTCCTGCTCTTTGTATTCTTCATCACGTTCAAAAGAAGAACGTTCAAACTCTGTCCATGCTCGCTTGTATTCGTCTTCGA